AATCACGCAATCGACGCTATGCGATATGCGGTAACAAACAGGTATATTCGCTTAAATCAAGGTAACACGGTACAAATATCACGGTTGGTATGATAGAACGATTGGCAAAGTATTTAGCAAGTAGCATCGAAAGTAACAGGTTAAACCAGATATTGTATAAACCAAGCGGTTCGGGGATGCCATTTGTCTTTAAAGACGACAAAGAGCAATACATAAAAAACGGGTATGAGGCTAACCCAGCGGTTTACTCAATAGTAAACATAATAAGCAGGTCGGCTTCGGTTGTACCATGGTGCGTTTATGAGGTTGTGGACGACGAGGGCATGAAAAGATACAACAGGGTTAAAGCGAACAATATCTTTAAAAAACAGATACTGAAAGTAAAAGCGTTAGAGGAAAAAACGAACACGGATTTGTCAAGAGTATTGGAACGACCAAACCCAGAGCAAGGGCAAAGCGAGTTCATCGAAAATATGCTCGGTTTTTTATTGGTTACGGGCGATACTTATGTTCACGGGGTGGAGGCAGATGGCGTGTTTCAAGAGTTGTATGTTATGCCAAGCCACATAACAGAGATTATTAGTAGCGGTGGAATAGAGTCGCCAGTTAGCGGGTACAAAATAAAAAGTTATCAATACGACGTACCATTGCCATACGAAACGGTTATGCACATGAAGTATTGGAATCCAGATTATTCAAGCGTCGGGAGCCATTTGTACGGCATGAGTCCATTGCGTGCAGGTAGGTCGGTGGTACAGCAGAGCAACGACAGTTTCACGGCAAACCAGAGAGCGTTGCAGAACATGGGAGCGGAGGGGATGTTGACATTGGACGACGACTACGTTACGCCAGAGCAGATGGGACAATTGGAGGCTAATTTAAGAGCCAAAGCAACGGGCGTGGATATGTTTAAAAAAATGATTGTAGCGGTCAATAAATGGCGGTGGATACAGTTCGGTATCAGTCCAGTTGATTTGAACATAATCGAGAGCCAAAAGATGAGTTTGCGTGATTTGTGCAATGTTTACGGCATTTCGTCGGAGTTGCTTAATGACCCAGACAATAAAACGAACAGCAATAAAAAAGAGAGTCGGAGGGCGCTATATTACGAAACGGTATTGCCATTGTTAGACCATGTTCGGTTTGAGTTAAACAGATGGCTTGCGCCAAAATACAGTAAACGTGATGGAGTGGAGTATTACATAGATTACGACATTACAGAGATTCCCGCGTTGGCAGAGGACATGGACAAGGTCGCAGACAGAATAAGCAAGGTTGATGAGTTGACATGGAACGAGAAGCGCGAGGCGCTTGGGTATGGCTCTCTTGACGATGAAATTTACGACAAGCCATGGGTGGACATGAGAAAGATGCCAGTTGATTTGGAGAACGGACAGCGGGATGCCGATACCTAAACCGAGACCAGATGAGCCAAAGAGGGAATATTTAGACAGATGTATTTCGTTTGTTACAGGCGAAGGAACGCCACAGGAACAAGCGGTTGCAATCTGCATGAGGGAGTACGAGACAAGCCCAAGAGCGCAAAAGTGGTTTAAGGTTGAAAAAAGGAGATTGAGGTACGAAAAATGGATGGCAAAACGGGTACGAGAAGCGTTAAAGTTGAGCGTACAGCCTATTGTAGATGCGAAAAGTATCGAGAAGATGCGCAAAACAAAACCGAATTCGGAGCCATTGAGGGAGGTATTAGAGGAGGCATACAAAAAAATCGGTGCGGATTTTGCGGTAGAAACTTACACAGAGTTGGTGAACAAGTTCCAAAAGAGCCAAAAAAAGTATGTTAATTTCGACGCATATATAGCAAGATGGGCGACGGAGAGGGCAGGGGAAAAGGTAGTACGAATTGACGATGCTACATTAAAACATATACGGAAGGCAATAAAAAAGGGTACGGACAATTTAGAAGGAATAGAGCAAATAGCGACCAGAATCGCAGATGGGTGGGCGACAACAGCGGTTAGAGCGAGACGGATAGCACGGACAGAGGTTGTAGGGGCTTCGAATGAAGCGAGTCTATATGGAGCGCAATCGACGGGGTTAGATTTTAACAAGGTTTGGTTATCAGCGCAGGATGGAAGGACAAGAGCGCACGCGAGAGGGGCAAAGTTTGACCATTTAAACATGGATGGCACAAAGGTCGGAAGCGAGGAATATTTTAGGTTCAGGGGAAGCGATGGGTCGTTAGATTTTTTGGAATTCCCAGCCGACCAAAAAGGAAATGTTGCGAATGTTGTCAATTGTCGTTGTACTTTGGGTTATGAGGATATACGAGAATCGGGCAGGGAGGGAGGCGATTTGGTGCCATTGCAAGCGCCTACAATAAGTCCAGTCAATGCGCCAATTAAACCAACGATACCAGAATTAAAACCGCCAAAACCGCCAAAACCGCCAAAACCGCCAACGCCAGCGCCGACGGCGCCAGTTGTACCAAAACCATCGCCCGCAGACCCAGTTTCAAACCCAGACCCAGCGTTACAATCAATCCCAGATGAGTTGGGATTTGTTCCCGCAAAGACATTTCAAGAGGCAGAGGAGTTCGCGGTAAAAGTATTGGGATTTGACGACGTGGGAGGGTTTAACAAAGCAGATTTAAACGCTGTAAATGAATATAACAGGGCGATGTTATGGGCGCAGTCCAAGTTTGGGAAAAGCGACGGCGGGGTATTACATTGGTTAAATAAAGGCGAATACAATAACGGTTTTAAGATGGACAGCGATAATACTTACGGTTATATGAGTCCGACGGCATTGCACGGCAGGTATAACAAAAAAGGTTATCAGGGTTTAATACATTACAACGCATTTAGAGGGAAGGTAACAGAGAGGTTGGTACAAAGTTATCCAAGATATGACAGCGGACAATCGGATTGGTTTTTTGCAGGGCAAAAAGTTGGTTCAACAGGGGCGCACGAGTACGCCCATTATGCCACGTTGCAAATGATGAAAAGGTATTACGGCGCGGGGGCGGGTGAATTTCCAAGTATTGATAAATATTTCGAGTTTTCAGCAGGATGGCGTGGGGTAGGCAGTTGGTTAAAACAGCATATATTTAAAAAGGTTGCAAAAAATATGGGGATAACCCTAAAAGAGTTAAAACAGAGGTCGGTTCGGGAGTTCGGTAGATACGCGGGTGAAAATTGGCACGAAAATTTTGCAATGGCTATTGAGTACGCATATTGCCATCCGAACGGTAGCGAGTTGGCAGAGGAGATTTTGAGAGTAAGCCAAGAGGAGATGCGAAGGTTGCGTAATAAACACAGAATAATCGCGAGGTATAAATGACAGATAACATATTAGAGGCAAAAAATTTTCCCGTAGAATGGTTGGAGATGGGAGAGGATGGATGGGAGGTTATGGAGACAGCGCCAGAGGAGGTAAAAAAAATGTGGAATGATTACATAAAATATCGAGAGGGGAAAATGGATAATTTCACGGTGGGCGGTATAAGCGAAGGGGCATAATTAAAAATTTCGTTATATTCGGATATGTTTAAAGATTATCCAAAACAAGCAACAGAGAACGCAAAACGGGCAATCCGAATCAAAGAGGAGAACGACCGTGGATGCGGTACGCGGGTTGGTTGGGTACGTGCAAGGCAGTTGGCAAACAGGGAGGCAATATCTTTGGACACGGTAAAGAGGATGGCGAGTTTTAACCGACACAGGCAAAACAGCGAGGGCGACCCAAAAGAGGATTGCGGGGCGCTTATGTGGTTAGCATGGGGCGGAACGGCAGGCATAGATTGGGCAATTAGAATATCAAACCAGAATAAGACTATGAAGTTTAAAAATACGGCGCAGGATGTTCGGGATATCGACGAGAAAAAGGGTATCGTGGTTGCTTATGCCAACGTATACGACTACGAGGACAGCGACGGAGATATTAGCCAATTTGGAAGTTTCAAACGCACGGTCAATAATAATTTCAAGCGCATACGGGTATTGAAAGACCATAACAGTACGGTTAGTTTGGGCGTGCCATTGGAGGTTGACGCAAACGACTCATACGGTTTGAAAACAACCACGCAATTTAATCTGAAAAAAGAGGTTGCGCGGGATATGTTCACGGATATTGAGTTGATGTTAGACAATGGATTGTCGACGGAGTTGTCTATCGGATATGAGATTATGGGGCGAGATGAGAAAAACAAAAAGATAATTACGGAGTACAAGTTGTTTGAGTACAGTTTTTTAACAGGTTGGGGAGCCAATATGCTATCGGTAACAGAGGGCATTAAGAGTATACAAACCACGGAGGGCGTATTGGAGTTAATCCAAAAAGCATACGACATGGAATATAGCGACGCCAGATTAAAGCAAATTGAGGCAATATTGAAGGGCGCCGACGACGCAAAAGAAACTCAATTACTCACGAAAGGCACGCAGGATGAACGCACCCTTTCGGACTCAATAGAGCAATCATTCGTAAATTTTAACATAAAACACGGAGTAACATGGACATTAAAGAACAAATAGAATCAGGGCTTAAATCCATTTCAGAGCAAATCGAGACGCTCGAAATGAAGCAAAGCGAGGAGATTAAGAATATCGGTCAAGCGCATGAGGAGACCGTAAATCAAATCAAATCGCTTGTGGAGAAAAGCGACAAAATGAAAGAGCGAGTAGATGCAATGGAAGTTTCAGCAAATCGCGTTAGCAATGAGGCAAAATCTTTTAAATCCGAATTGCACGAGACTCTAAACAAAGAGCAAGACAGCCTAAACGAACTTAAAAACGCAGGGCGCGGGTTTCGTTTGGAGTTGAAAAATGACCCTATGACCACGGGTAACAGTTACACGGGCGAGGTTGTCGCCAGCGACCGCTTGCAGGGCATATTTTCAGACCCAGACCGAACGGTTCACGTGCGACAGTTTTTGTCCCAAGCAAGTACAACAAGCGACAATATTCGCTATGTACGGGAGACGGGGTACACAAACGGGACAGCGATGCAGGTTGAGGGCGCAGATAAGGGCAACAGTTCCTTTACTCTGCAAGCGTTCGACGCGCCAGTACGGACTCTTGCGTCTTATTTGAGAATTTCCCGACAGGCGCTTGACGACACGGCATTCCTTTCAAGTTACATAACCCAAAAGATGCCAAACAAACTGTATTTGGTAGAGGATAATCAAATCCTTTATGGAGATAATACAGGGGAAAATTTGCAAGGTATCACGGCGGTAGCGCAAGCATTTAGCGCGATTACGGGGTTGTCTCTTGTTAGCAAGTTCGACGCATTGGTAAACGCAATCAGTCAAGTGCGAACCGACAATGGAGAGTATCAAGCAAACGCAATTATGCTCAATCCAGAGGATTTCTACATTATGCTATCTGAAAAGGATAACGAGAGTAGATACCTATTCCCAGACGCAGTACGGTTTGGCGGGACAGCGCCACGAGTAGCGGGCGTGCCTATTATCCAAAACACAGCAGTTACCAAAGACGATTTTATCGTTGGCGATTTTGCAAGTGGAGCGACATTGGTTAATCGGCAGGGCGTAAGTTTGCAGTTCTTCGAGCAAGACCAAGACAACGTAAAGAAAAACCTTGTCACGGTCAGAATTGAGGAGCGGTTAGCATTGCCTATTCACAATCCGAATGCGTTTGTCTACGGCGACTTTACGTCGGCAGGCGTATAACACAAACAGTAAAGCAGGGCGGGTTTGTTTGGTTTTCCCGCCCTGTTTTTTTTATAGATAGATTATGCTTAAACAGCCATACAACAGACCGAATACATTAGTAAACATTACAAAGACCATTGTATCGGGTCAGTCAGCGCCGATTTCATTGCAAGAGGCGAAAGACTATATGCGGGTTGATTACGATGTTGAGGATGCGTTGATTCAATCTCTTATTACGGGCAGTTACCAAGCGTTTGAAAATTACACGGCGCGGTTAATCCAGTTGTATGATGTTACACTTTATTACGACAGTTTCGGCGGTACAATACCGCTACCAGTTGCGCCAATAGTAT